TAAGTCCTACAAGTTCTGCCATACTATCAATTAAATTGTCTACATAATTTGTAAAATTACTAATGTATTCAGATTTAAAAACACTTTCATTTAAAAATTTTAATCCTTGATACAATCCAGTTAAAACTGTAATTACTAATGATAATCTTAATAGACCTTTAACAATAAGTGCAATTGTTCCACCTAAAGCACCCATAACACTGGCTGCTGATGTTGCACCTGTAATTACACGTGCCCATAATTTAATAATTTGAACTAAAGGCTGAATTGTCGCGCTATATAAAAATTTACCTAAGGTCATTATAGCTGTTAAAATTGCTCCACTACCTAAACTTTTTGCAACATCTACAATTTTATCACCAATATTAGATAATGCTTTGCCTATTGAAGTAACTTCTGTAACACCCGCAGCAAGTGCTCCTGCTTTTAATATTCCACGCAATATACCGAATGCTGCTATAAATGCAACTACCGATTTTATTAAAAATTGGAATGCATCTGCACTAATCTTAATTGAACCTACTAATTTGTTTAATGGTTCTAAAACTGCTAGTAATGCCTTTCGTAATTCACCTAAATTTTTACCTAAACTATCGTATGCGGCACCACCTGCATCAATAGCACTAGCATATTTTGCATCAACAACCTTGTTAATTTCATAACTAGCATCAATTGCTGCAATTTCCGTGCCTTTCAATGCCTTTTTAAATATTTCTAAAGATAATGCACCTGCTTTACTTTCACTTGTTACCTTACTAAAACCTTTAAGTGTTTTATCTAAAATATCTTGATTACTTAAACGTTGTAATTCTTCTTGTGATATTCCTAATTGTAAAAAGGCATCCCTTGCTTCTTTACTAGTTGTTCTTGCTGCTTCTAAACTTAAAGTAAAATTATTAAGTGCTGCAACTCCTTCTTCAGTTGTACCACCATTGTCACGTACTGCTTCACTAAATGCTAAGACAGATGTTGTTGACAATCCTGTGGCTTTGCTAGCATCTGACATAGCATCAGCAAATCTTAAAGTATTCCCAATAAATGCAGTGATTGCAATTCTACCTAATAAAGTTCGTAGTCCTTCAAATGACTTATTAACATTTTGAACTTGTGTATTAATGGCTTTTAACTGTTGCGCAGCATTGCCTGTAATGTTTAAACTAATTGTTTCACTTGCAGCAGCCATTTTATTTTCCTGTTATAATTTGTCTAAATTTATTTTTTATAAATTCAGTTGTTGGTTCTCTCATACCTTTAGGACTTTGTTTACTATATCCTTCATCTAAACGTTGTGCATATGGATAATTTGCTTGTATTGTTTTATTTTTTAACTTTGTATTACGTCTTGCATTACCTTTTTGAATAGGAGTTTGTTGCACAAAAATTTGATATGCTTCTTGTGGCAACTTTTCCATTTCTTTAATTTGTTTTTTTAACACTGGGCTTATATTATTTTTTATTGTAATTTTACCACTTATCATACTATACCTTGACCCTTGTTAAAAATATTTAATAACTGTTCTTGTGTATATTCTGGTACTGGATCTTTTCCATTGTTCATTGCTTTTTTATGTTGATGATGTTCAAAAGTCAATGCACAATCCATTATATACAAATCAAATGTATTACCCCTACTTATAACCTCGCTTGGTAACAATCCATAACGTTTACCAAGACTATCAATCTGCAATATTGACACCATTTTTGTACTTTTGACATCAATGGTGTCATTTGTTATTTTCCCAACTGTTCGGTCACCTTTGCAATTGCTTTCATCAATATACTTGTGGGCAGCATATTCTTGTCATTAAGAACTTGTTTACCTTCTTCGTCAAGTATTAATGTTTTAACAATATTAATAAGATCGCCAGTATTCTTTTGATCTATATTAGCAAGACGCATAAACACATCCATAGGCTGACGATCCCATGTATAAAACGTTAATGCTTCGCCATATTCTTTGATTACATCCTTGTCGTCAAGTTTTACTTCGACAAGTTTTGGTTCTGAACAGATTTGTGATAGTTTCATTTGTTATCTCCTTTAATTAGTTACCAGAATATTTATCATAATAATCTTCCAATAATTGGTTTAACAATGCTAAACGAAAGGCTTGTTTTGCTCTCATCTGACGTATTGTTTGTTCCATATTATTAAGCATTGGCATCAGTTTTGCCTCATCGGCTATTAAACTGCGTAATTTTTCTTCAGTTGTTGTTAATATTTGATTTGTCATTTGTTTTTCCAAATTAGAAAAAAAGAGAGCAGATTTCTCTGCTCTCCTTTGTTATGCATATCAAGTAGACTTGAATGCAGTTAGGTCACCATTGACCGCAATAGTTAGCGGTGATACCCAAACAGGGGCATCTGGTGAGACTGTTGGTGCTACGCTACTGATATAACCTTTTCCAGTATAGCAATAGACGTTAGCATCCGGTGTTGCGTTTGCTGTAGGATCATTTAATTGAAATCTAAATGCTACTTCAACGCGATCATTTGATAGTCCACTGACACCTAATTGTTTTGCTGAACTTGATACAGCACCTGACACGCCAAAGAACACATTAGGATCTATGACGATATTAGTGCTGATTTCATTATCACTAGGTGTAGTTACTTTGTTGATTGCTGCGGAGCAGAAATCAGTCCAACTAAAAATACCAGTTCCATTAGTTACAGTAACATCTTGTAGGCATGTTACGTTTAGTAATGTATTGGCATTAGCGTTGGCACCAAAATAACCATTTGCTGAATTAAATCCAGAAATATCAGTTGACAATATCAAAGCCGGAAATGTAGTTGGCTCTGTTACTGTTATTGTTGCCATTGTAGTTCTCCTTTAACTGTTGGCTCAATCATTAAAATTCAGACGTTTTAAATTGAATATATAGGTACGTTTTTCACTACGATTTCCAATTACGATATTTTGTGTAAAGGTAACTTCAAAATATCCACTAAAAAATGCACTATCAGCACTCATATCTTGTATGCGTTCTTCAATAAAAACCCATTTAGGATCATCTTGAATACTAACAAACAATATATTAAACTGATCAGTCATCGTGTAGATACTGCCACATTTTTGTACGCCTAGTTGATATACCTCTCTACTAATAGTAGAAACGTCATCAACATAGATGCCATAAGGCACAATATCATCTGTGCTAGGATATATTCCACTTACTTCAACGATAGGTACAAGTGTGTCTGCAACTACTTTGATGTAATCGATTATATTCTGCTTAGTGATAGTTGGTACATTATTCATTAAAAATACCTACGATCATTATTGAAATAATCTACGTCACTCGTCCAGTTTTCTTCCAGTTTAGTCGTTGGACCTTGTGGAGCATTCTGATCAAGATCATAGAAATTCATTAATTGCAATGCCTTTTCCCATTCATACTCAAATCTACGTAGAGCATGATCATAGTTTGCTTTGTCAACATCATTGACATTGCTTACATCACTGACTATGCTCTCATAGAAAATTTTGACAGCCATGAATGTATCAAGTCTTATCAATGTCTGATCATTTTTAATAAGCAGATTAGGATTAAAACTTGATATTAGTGCACCATTGGGTAAATTAGTGTAATATGTCGCACCTAAAACAATATCGCAATACTTTGGCCACCAACCAAATTCAAGTTTATATAGGATTTCCTGACTACCTACCTTAAAGTAATCATCCCAATTAACGTTCATTTGGCTTGCACGGCGCTCTGCTGCAGGATCATAAAATATGATATCTGAAACATTAGCATTGCTTATTCTTTGATATGGTACTGACATATTATTTGTTTCCTATACTAATTCAATATTACTGCTGAATATTGATTGCTCCACCACGTCTTGGATCGGCTACGCCAGCACCCATATATGCAACACCAGTCAACCACATCTGTAGTCCACCTGGTTTTTCGCCCATTTTAATTTGCAATCCTTCCTTGATTACAGTGATAAGTGCAGTTTCATGGAAATATGCACCTACTAACACGTTGAAAGGACCGGATCCTAAGAATGTGCGGCTTGCAGTGTTTAAGAATGTAGTGAATAATACACGGCATCCATAAACATTATCAAGTTTACCATTTGCTAACAGTTCGTTACCTAGTGCTGACAATGCTGAACCACCACCATATGTTGGGTTGTTAACAGCACCACCAGTTAATTCAGCAAGTAAACGGTTCATTGAAGAACCAGTCTGTCCTGCTACTGAACCACCTGCATCACCATTGCTATCTAGAACGATAATTGGTGTGCCTGGTAGACGAGCAACTTTATAGTTTTGCTTGATTAGACGAATTGCATCCAATACTGTTGCAGCACTGAAACCAGCAGTACCACCGGCACCAACGCTAACGTTGCTTCCTGCTTCTGCTAATTCGATTGCACCTAACTGTGTTGGACGTGCGAAACCGTCTTGTGGAGTTGGTGAATAGTTTGTGTTGCTTGGTGTTGCTTTGAATGATAAGAAAGCATCACAAACACGTTGATCAACTTTTTCACCATAGCTTTCACCAAGTTCTGCACCTAGTGTAGCAGCAAGTTCAAAACTAGTAGTCCATGCGTAGAAAATATCAAACGCTGTGGCTGCTACTGCTGGGCTTGCTGTGATTGAACCTTGTCCTAGTGAAGGATTTTGTTCAACTGCGCCACCAGTATTGCTACCGAAACCACCGTTTGCTGCGTTAGCATTTGGTAGGTAGTCTTGGTAAGTGATTGGTGCGAACTGTGGAACTAAGTACTGGTTACCCTGATTAGGTGCAACAACAGTTGTATAGTCCACTAGACCTGTGCTTTCATGCATTGCACGAAGAGCGAAATTTGCGATTGCAGTTGTAAAGCCATCTGCTTCATTATTGCCACCGCCTAGTACGTATGCCATTTTGTTTCTCCTTTATTATGGCTTAAAATAGTTTTCTAGACTGTCCAGAAACAGTTGCACTTACTTTTGTACCACGCAATCCAACACTTCTACCTAGACCTTGCTTACTAGCCCAAGCGTTAAAGGCGGCTGGGTCTTTGCTATAATCGGGTATTTGATCTAATGGTGCACCAGCAAAATTGTTCTGTCCTGGTTTCAATCCAGATCCACTTAGTCCATTACCAGCCTTAAGCAACTTTGGGTTGCCACTGGCTACTTCATTGACTAAGCCGGCTATTGTAAGTGGATTACCGTCTAGACCATAGCGTTCTTGTCCTTTTTGGTTTACTATTGCATAAGTGCCATCACGCTTAAATTGTATATTAGATTTCACTTTTTGTAATGCATAGTCTACCAAGTCAGGATCAAATTTATCGCCCATGGTTCGTAGAATTTCGCTATCTAGTTCTTTTTGTCTCAACGCTCTTTCTTTACTTTGTAAATCACGTTGTAACTTGCTGAACTGTTCACGCAAATCGGTATTGTCAGAAACATCCTCACGCCCCATGCGTGGTTCTGGAGTATCTGCTTCCACTGGCTTTACGTTGCCAACGCTGTTTGATGTACGAGCAACATATGCTAACGCTGCCTCTACACTTTCAAACTGTTGACCACTTGCTTGTGAAAGTGCGTTCAACAATGAAGTTGTAGTGCTTTTGCGTATAGCACCTGGGTTGACTTTTCCATCTGTAACATTATTTTCCTGTGTTACGTCAGGGGCGGCTGTATCGGAGCCAACGATGTTATTTTCTGTCATATTTCCTCGATTGTAACGTAATCATCGATTATCGACCTGTGTTAATACCTTGCAATTGTGTTGCCACAGCTTGTTGTGTGTAATAACTCTGGCCAGTAAATGTTATAGGTGTGCCAGCACCAGTGCTGTCATCACCCATAGCAGTATCGTATCCAGTATCGTCACCATATGTAGGTTCATTCATACCAAAGTCTTTAGCAGTTGGTATCATACTACCTAAATCGCGTGACAATACCTGTTCATTTTCTTTTGTCATCAAATCTTTTACAGTTGTATCTGTAATAGTATCAATATATGCCTGTTCGTATTCTGGTACGCTTTCATCTGGTGCAAGCATACCAATAATTTCTTTTGCGATTAAACTATCAATTATTGGATTGTTTTGTACTAATTGGCGTGCTTCTTTAATTAATGCCATTCTATAATTTGTATCATAGGCTTCGTAATCAGTATTATAAATCACTTCGCCTGCCCAGCGCATATTCATAAAACGTGCAGCAAAAGTAAAAATCATTTCTTCTGCATTTTCCATTAATCTTGCTTTACTTTTAGCAAGACGATGTAATTGCTTACGCTCTTCAATAATCGCTATTCCTGACGCTAACTGATTTTTTGAATTGCGTAAGCCACCTAATCCAGTTAATGCTTCAATGTGTTCAAGTATATCATTTTGCTTTTTTAATACTGCATCAACATCACCAGTATTAACTGGTATGGTTTCAATTTGTCCTTGACTTGCACGTACAATAGCCCCAGCATGTACAGGTATGCTTACGCCTTTATCTGCACGTATAAGTGTATGTGCAAATTGTATCGCTGTATATGCTTCGCATTCTAATTTATAATGTTCACGTTGTGCGTCACTTGCGCTATCAATATCGCTAACACCAAAGTCCATACTACGTGGATCACGACGACCATATACTATAAATGCAGGCAATGCCATGCCTGGTGGATATTCACCACGTCCTGTTTCTTCTGTATCGTCTTGACTTACTGATTTTCCTACTCTATAACTTACCCAGTAACTAGGTGTAGTATCTGTACCTAAGTGATAAGTTTTCAAATACCAATTATGTTTATCTTCGCTTTCTAAAACTTTTACATATTTGACCAATGGCTTGCCACCAAACCATTCCCATTCCCAATCCCAGACATTAAGTGGGCTCATGCTAACAACATATGGTCTGCCTAGATTACCTTCCATTTGTTGTGGCATATCTACAAATACCCAGCAATGTCCAAAAATGCTAGATAATTGTCCAACACCTTCCATAAAACTGTTTAGACTACGATTTTGTAAATCACAATCTAATAAAAATAAATCGCTCCACTCTGTATTATCTGGATTGATATAGACACCTGTAGGTGTGCAAAATTTCATATCACGTTTAACACCTGGTTCAAACAATACATCATTGATTGTATCAACAATATAACGACTGATTGGTTGTGCTACTGTATTGTTAACTAAATCTTGCCAGAGATTGCTATCTTCGCTAGGGCGTTTTTTACGTACATATGTCTTAAAAACATATCCACCTAGATAGGCATATTGATATGCAAGCATTTGTTCATACAAACTATTATAAATTGGATTTTTAGATATTAATTCTTGTGTATGCATTTTTAAACCTATTCGGTGTCATCTAGATATTCGTAGTAATCGCCACCGAATTTTTCGTCGAGATATTCTTCTTGTTCCATAGCAGCATATTCTGTGGGATCCATATCCATTACATCTTCAGTTTCTTGTGTGTAAACACTGTACTCGTCAAGTGCTTTCATGACTTCTGGAAACTCACCAAAAGCTCTGTCAATCTCGCTAACACTATGTCCCATATCGGTAAGATATCTGACAACGTCCTTTGCTAAATCGTAATGGTCATCTTGTGGTATATAGAATTTTGAGATGATATACATCTCAACCATCATTTCAAAGTCCATATGTTTGCCCTATGTTATATTATATTTATACTTTATTTATTGATATCGTGTAACTTTCATGCCGGGATAACAATCGTTGTGCATACGATTGAACCATACGATATGTGTTTTTTTACCACAATGTTCACAGACTTTATGTGATATTTTTGGTTTATTGAAATGTTTACCATGCTTTTTAATAATTCTTTCGCTACGTGATTTAGCATTACCAGTAACTAAATGATCAGGGTTTACACAATGTTTAACTAAGCATGTATGCTGTATTTCTTTTCTATGATCTAGTCCTTTATGTATACCAGCAATTCTATGCACAGTAGTCATTTTTGGATAACCATCATTACCACGTATCATACCATAGCCAGCATTGTTTACAGGACCACACCATAACCAACAATCATTTTTATTATCTGGAATTTTTGTTCTTGACATAACACGTTCATACGCAGTTTTTGTTCTATAATGTCTTTTCATAATTTGTTCACCATGTCATATAATCATCATTATTTGTTTCACCATTCAACAATTCTTCCATTGTAGGACCACCAGGATATAGTGGACTTTCTGGCATATATTCTAGTCCAGGTTTGTTTAACCTTGCATAACGTTGATCCATGCCAACATATTCTTTAATGCCAGTGTCAGTATGCGTGATAGGAAATAATAAACTTATACCATAACGCATACAGTCACCTAATCCATCAATGTATGCAAACTTATCATTATACTTGACTAATTTCTTACGTGTACCATCTTCAAAATGATAACTTTTTAATGCATCAATTAATTTGGTTTGTGTAATATTTATCTTTAGTCTATTTTGTTGTATAAAAGCGTTACAAATATTATCAGTGTCACTTATCAGTGGATTAGACTTATTATTATTAATAATTGTAAAACCATATTTTTCTAATATAATTCTATCTGTAATACCAAATGGACTAGTTGTGTCACGATTTAATTGTGTACCACTCATATCAATAATACTGTAAATCCTACGTTTAGGAAAATCATTACGTATTGTTTGTGCCAATTGTTCTGTGCCACAATTATCTATAGCATATGCTTTTAATACTTCTATAGTACCAACATCACTATATGGATTTGATACTCTAGCAATCACGCTTGTTGCTACACGTTTGTTAAAGTCTGCAAAATGGTATAAGTCTGTATTTGTATCATATACCTCACTAGTATGAAACTGTGGTCTAAATGTATAAAAGAATTGATCTGTAACACTTTCAAAACTACACAAATAATCTTGTGCAAACTTCATAGGACTTAATATTTTCTTTTGTTCATTTATGAAATCTAGATTGCCTGCTCGCATCTGTAGATAGTCATAATGTCTGACTATATAACGCTCTTTATTATAGACCGCATTGTTATACAATTCAAACAGTGGACCTGCACCATATGGTGTGCTAATAATGATCATACGTCCAAAACTATCTGGATCGTCAACTTTAGGACGTAATCTATTGGTAATTTCTAATAAACTTTCCTGTGGATATAAACTGGCTTCGTCCATGATAGCCATGCCTATATTCATACCACGTAAACTTTCACGCATTTCTGCGCTTTTACAACGTATAAAGATATCGTTAGGAAAACGTATTGTTAAATCACCATTATTGATATCATCATCTGTTATATTAAAGTAATTAATACATGTTTTTTTAAGTTGTTCCCAGATTAATGTCTTAATCATTTCGCGTGTGGGCGCGACATAAAGTATATCTTTACCTTTGTTATATTTGCTATCACTAGCAAATATGGGCAATGCTATGCTTGCTAAAAATGTCTTACCACTACCACTGGGAACTATGCAAATACTATGTTTATCTGTGTTTAACCAATCATCCATAATCTCTGCTTGTTTGCCATAGAGATTGATATGGATATCATTTGTTTGCATATGTGATTGATTTAGGTATCTCGTTCCAGCCAGGTGCTTCTGTGGCTGTCATAATAATGTTTGTTTGTAAACGTTCACCTAAACTTGTATGATCCATTTCGACTTTATCAGCAATGACTTTGCCTAATATAGTTTTTTCATAGTCTTTTACTGTTTGCCAGTCACATTCTTCATATGCACGTTTATAGTGTTCTGCTAATAATTGTTCAAAACGTTTGCCAGTAGTGCGCTGTATTTGTTTTAATAATTCGCTACCACTAAGTTTTTGTATAGCACCTTTTTTTCTACCACTACCAGGTCTGCTTCCACCATGACTATTTTTGATAATTTGATTGTTGTTCAAGCTCATGTTTGTATTTATCGCTCTTATTGATTACTATAATGCAACCATTACTCTTGATAATCATAACCAACTACATGCCATTCGTTACAACAACCAGCAATCAATAACATTTTATGTTTGTTTAATCTATTCTGCAAATATAATAAATTTGCTAGGTGATCAACTTTATTGCCACGTCTTTTATATATTTTAACAGTCTCTAGAAACACATTGTCATCAAGTGTTTCCCAGTGTTGTATTTGTGCTGTAGTCAAATCACACCTTCTTGTCGTAGTATCTTGCTAGCCCAGGTAAGACCACTAGGTCCACCCCACATTAGATATGCCTGTGTTCCTGGTGTGTTTTGTCCAGGTTTGTAATTTTTACGATGCCTACTTAGGAAACTATAAATTCTGCTCACTGTGTCTAAACTTACACTTTCACGATTACTTAATTGTCTAGCACGTGCCAATCCAACTTCTGTGCCACCACGATTGCTTGGTGTGCTTTCGCTACGCATCTTTAATCCACGTTTGGCTGCGTTAGCCATGCTTTCAGAGGGTTTGTAACTCATTTTTTAGTTTTCACACAAACATCTTTGCCATTTTTAGTGCCAGTATATTTGTAACCAGTCCAACAGGCTTTGTTATCACTACCAACTTTTTTACCACTTTGATTGGTCTGTGGCAATCTTATTGTTTTAGTATTTTTCATATATAGACCTTTTCATATTGGTTTGGATCATCTTCTGGATCAA